GCAGTTGGTACGTGAACTTCGGCAGCGGCAGCGTCAGCACGAGCAGCCGCCAGGGCGCGGGCCGGGTTCGTCCCCTCGCCGCAATAAACACTTTATCCCTTTAATTCTTTATCCCTTAGAAAGTTAGCTAAATAAAAGCCCCGGTAGGGGCTTTTTAGTTTCACTTTTTTGAGCTAAAATTGTGTTAATTGCTTTACAGTTATTAACTTTGCGCCCTCTAATACATACATTAAAATATTAAAAAATTAACATGGCACTTACACAAGACCTTCCTATATCAAATTCGATGTATAAGCTTCTGAACCTTATCATTGATGCCCGGCAACAATTCCCCAAGGCGTTCCGGTATGAATTTGGTACGGAGTTGATGATGCTTGCCGTTCATTGTTGCGAATATATCCGTTATGCAAATACAGATATGAACCTTGAGCATCGTGCAGATTATCTGATGAAGTTTTTGTGTGAGTTTGATGCATTGAAATTACTGCTAAGAGTGTGTGAAGAACGACATTTGACCAGCCTGACTCAAACTGCCGAAATCTGTCTGCTTGCAGAGAGCATCGGTAAGCAAAGTACCGGTTGGTACAAAAAAACGGTTGCAGATCTCCAACGGCAAAAAGCTAACGGATCGCAACAAGTCGCAAAGCCGGAGTCATAATCGCCAAGGGGATTATGAGTGAGCAATTAGAATTATTTATTGGGCATCCCCCCGGTGATGAGCCGGGAAAGACTAAGATAGCGGATGCAACGGCTTCCAGCAGTTGGAACGTGAACTTCAACAACGGCAGCGTCAGCACGAGCAGCCGCCAGGGCGCGGGCCGGGTTCGTCCCCTCGCCGCAACAGGTAATATAATCTATGACATACTTCTTAGCAGTATTTTCGAAGCATCCGAAGATTGTGCCAGGCAGAAAAGAACGAGTACGGATTGTGTTGAGTTCTATAATGATTATCAGTCTGCATTGGTGCGGCTATGGTATTCTATTATTTACGGTGAATATGTACCGGACTTTTCAAAAGTATTCATACGGACTTACCCTGTATATCGGGAAGTCTTTGCCGCCGCTTTCATTGATCGTGTTGTCCATCACTGGATCGCTCTTCGTATCGAGCCGATTTTAGAGGAACGTTTTCGGGAACAAGGGAACGTCTCGAAGAACTGCCGGAAAGGTGAGGGATGTCTGTCTGCCGTGCACTATCTGAATAACATGATAGTCGAGGTCAGTGAGAATTATACTGCCGATGCGTACATTTTCAAAGATGACCTGTTCAGTTTCTTCATGTCTATCTCGAAATCGTTGGTATGGGAAATGCTGAACATATTCGTAAGGGACAATTATAAAGGCGATGATATTGAATGTTTGCTTTACCTTCTAGCCGTTACTATCTTTCATTGTCCACAAAATAAGTGTATCAGACGCTCTCCCGTCTCCATGTGGGACAAACTTCCCAGTAATAAAAGTCTGTTTCATAATGACCCTGACAGGGGAGTGGCTATCGGGAACCTGCCGTCGCAACTCATAGCCAACTTTCTGGCGTCTGTATATGATTATTTCGTGATGGAAATATTGGGATTCATGTATTATGTACGCTTTGTTGATGACTTTTGTATCGTGGTGAAATCTCCGGAAGAAATATTGTCCAAAGTCCATCTTCTTGATGGCTTCCTGAAAGAACAACTCCTTTTACGGTTGCATCCACGCAAACTGTATCTTCAGCATTATAAAAAAGGAGTCTTGTTTGTAGGGGCGTTCATTTTGCCTGATAGAATTTATGTATCTAACAGGGTGGTTGGTAACACATATAACGCTGTCAGGAAATTTAATAGAATAGCTGAAAGCGGGTTTGCTGAAGCCCATGTTGAGAAGTTTGTGAGTACAATGAACTCTTATTATGGCCTGATGAAACACTTTGCAACGTACAATATCCGCCGTAGAATTGCAGCGATGTTACTTCCTGAATGGTGGGAATATGTTTATATCGAAGGACATTTTGAAAAGTTTGTATTGAAGAATAAATATAACCATAGAAAACAACTAATTAAACATATCAAAAAACATGGATCAAAAAAATATCTTACCGCGTGGGATTGCTAAGCCTATCGAGCAACAGCCGGACGGAACCTGGATTGTGCGTCATCACTTCCGGGTGGTTGGTACCAGTGAGAATGGTGAAGAACTGGTAACTTTTGCCAGTTCGGAATATCCCGAGAAACCTACCTTGCAACAGATTCAAAGAAGTATTGACCGTTATCGGGTGTGTCTAACAATGTATGGAGATACAATTTCAGACGAAATAGAAAAGGTTGATCTTTCCGTGTATATGTTTACGGATTAATAGTTCAATCTGTTGGTTGTTTAGGGGTGCTTATCAAGCATCCCTTTTTTATTTATGGAAAAAGTGAAAATTATAATGTCTTGTTTTATAGATATTTATCATAGAATTGATTTCCAAGATTTTCCATTTTTGTAAAACTCGTTATTATACTCAATACATTTGTTCCATACAGAATATTTTATTAATAATTAAACGCTATGAGTATGGGTATAAAAGTATTGTATGATTGGCTTTTGCAATCTAACCGACCGGCACACGTCAAAGCCGGGATGTTCGTCTTTGTTGTAATGCTTGTTTTCTGTTTCCTTCTATTAGGCATTGATTTCTGTAAATCTGCTATTGTTTCTTTGACGACAACCGCCATTGCCGCAATAGTGGTTGAGTACATTCAGAAAAAGTGCGGGTTCATCTTTGATTGGCTTGACGCATTAGCTACTGTTTTGCTTCCTGGGCTGATTACTGTGTTTTCAATATTGGTAGTAACTTTATGATTAATATTATGAGATGGTTATATGAGTTATTTAATGTAGACCAGATACGAATTATTTTCGTTTCGATGTTCAGTTCTCTTCTTGCTTATTTAACGCCGACTAAAGGTTTTCTTATAGCATTAGTTGTAATGTTTGGATTTAATATTTGGTGCGGAATGAGGGCTGATGGTGTTTCAATTATACGTTGTAAAAACTTTAAGTGGGATAAGTTTAAAAATGCCTTGGTCGAACTTCTCCTCTATCTTATAATCATTGAAGTAGTCTTCTCCTTTATGAGCTTGATAGGAGACGGTGAGAACTCATTGTTAGTTATTAAGACTATTACGTATGTATTTTCTTATGTATATCTTCAGAACGCATTTAAGAATCTGATTATTGCTTATCCTAGAAACAAAGGGTTTCGTATAATTTATCATGTAATACGTTTTGAATTTAAGCGGGCTACGCCTACGCACGTACAAGGAATTATTGATAGAATCGAAAACGAACTAGATAAAGAGGAAAGATATGAAAATATTGATTGATAACGGTCACGGTAGCAATACTCCGGGTAAGTGTTCTCCGGATGGTAGGTTAAGGGAATACTCTTATACCCGTGAAATTGCTGGGCGTGTAGTATTTGAATTGCGTAAATTAGGTATTGATGCGGAACTGGTCGTGAAAGAGGAAATAGATGTTCCTTTGTCAGAACGTTGTAGGCGAGTGAATGAATATAAGACTTCTGAAGCAATTCTTATTTCTATCCATTGCAATGCAGCCGGTAATGGTTCAAATTGGATGCAAGCACGTGGTTGGGAAGCATGGACCAGTGTGGGACAGACAAAAGCCGATAAGCTGGCTGACTGTCTGTATGCTACTGCTGAAGAATGTTTGTTTGGAATGAAAATACGGAAGGATATGGCAGACGGTGATCCAGATAAGGAGAGTAGTTTTTATATCTTGAAGCATACGAAGTGTCCGGCTGTTTTGACGGAGAATCTGTTTCAGGATAACAAAGAAGATGTGGATTTCCTGCTGTCAGAGGAGGGGAAACGGACTATTGTTTCTCTTCATGTGAAAGGTATTTGTAAATATCTAGGCGTATGAAGTCTCTTCCGTGGATATTAGTTTGTCTATTGTTTGGTGTGATTGTGTGGATACGTTGCCATCCACACAATTCACCAACGGTGTACATTAAGGGAGATACTGTACATATTCGGGACACAGTAAGAGACACAATACCCCAACCGGTGAAAGAAACTCCGAAACGTATCGATACGGTATATTTACCTATCTTGATAGATACTACGACTGACAGAACCGTAGAAAGTGATTCAATTTCGGTACTTATACCGATAACAAGCAAAGAATATGAGACCGATGATTATCGGGCCATAGTCAGTGGATATAAGCCCAGTCTTGATTTCATGGAGGTGTACAGAGACAAGGAGATTATAACTCTTCCGCCTTTACAGAAAAAGAAACGCTGGGGATTAGGTTTGCAAACTGGATATGGTTATCCGGGTGGTTGGTATGTTGGTGGAGGAGTTAGTTATAACTTATTTATGTGGTAAAATGTGGAAATTTTAGGTCTTTCATTTGCTTTTTGCAAATAGAAATACGACCTTTGCAATTGAAAATTAATATTAGAAACAATGTAGAATCAAATAAGAAACACCTATAAAATAGGATATATA